TTTAGAAGTTTGTTGGTTTTGGCATTTTCATCAACATCACCAATCATATCTTTGATCTCTTGACTGTGCGATCCAAGATTCTCTGCTTGTTCTTTATGCAGGTCTTCTATCTTTTGCTTGCCAAGTGCTTCTTCTATTGATCTATCTATTGTCTGCTTGTCTACCATCTAGTAACTCTCTTTTTCTCTTAGTTTATCAGTCTTCTTTTGAAGATGTTCTATCAACATAGCAATGTAAATCTCTCTTTCCCAAGGCATCATATTTTCTAACTCTGTTAAACTATATTGATGCTCTTGCATTAATAAGAAGTTCGTCTTGTAAAAATTCTCAAGACGCTCCTGAGAAAGAGTTAGCCGAAAAAATGTTCATACCCATTAATGGATATTCTATTTTCAAATCCACACTCTTCGTTGTGGCATTTGTATTCGACAAGGTGCTCTACTCGAGGCATCTTACTAAAAAATGATTGTATTTTTTCAAATACATCTAATGGTAGACTATCAACAAATTCTTCAATGTGTTCCGGCGATTCGTCTTTTACTTGTAAGACTTGTTCTTGGTCAAATACTTTAACTAAACAATGTTTTACAATAGCTGTATCGTCTTCCTCATTTGATTCCATTATTACTCTAGCATTAGGATATTGCAATTCAATAGCAACATCGTCATTTATTTTAATAATATTATCAGGTATATCATCTAAACCTTGAACTTTAACATCTGCTAATTGTAATGAATAATTTATTTGTTCTTTACAACCTCCGCATATTAAAGTAAAGTCTTGAGTCTCTCCTGTAGATTTCTCTTTTAATCTCATGAATATATGTTGTAAATCAAAAACTGTTAATTTACTAACATCTAATTCTTCAAGCGAACAATTAGATACAACCTGCTCACAAGCAGATATCATATCTTTATATTCGCCTCCTTCACTTGCCAACATAAGAACTTTTTCTTCCTTTACAAGAAAAGGCCTAAACCTTTTAATCTCTCCTGTAGAAGGAATGTTAAAATCAAATGTTGGTGTTTCAATTTTTGGTAACATAATTTCTCCTATTATTATATACTTTCACCATTTGGATCTAATTCTTCTTTAGATAAAATTTTATCCTGTCCCATATCAACTCTAATATAATTAGAGTCCCAGTAAGTCGCTGATACAATTAATGTGGTTCTAACTATTCCTACAGAGCCCATACTCATAGGCTGTAAGTTTAAAACCTTAGGTGTAACTTCATGTAATACCCATGAACGCCTATAATTGTCTTGCATATCCATAGCATTGATACTAATATCTCCCCATGTATCAGAAGGCCAATAAGATTGTTTAGAAGTAGGATCTACTGTAACAGCAAACCATTGTTCAAACACTTCTCTTAAAGCCCAATTAGTATCTGTATAGAATGTAAAGTTAATTTCTTGTCCTAAGAATTGCATATTAGTATTTCTGTAATGTGTCCATGGACCTACATTAAATTCTTTATTTGCCAATGCCATACCTGGTATTTGTACTTCCTCACACATTATAGTAGCTGCTTCTGCCATTCTATTATTTTTAAAAGCACTTCTTACAGCAAGAGGAAAATTAAATTGGCATTCAAATCTTTCTGTTCTAGCAAGTTGAGTATTGTTTATTGTCTGTAAAAAACTTGTTGCACCACCTTTACGAAACTGATGATCGTATTGTGTTATAGGTCCTGTCGTTAAATCTGGATCTGGGTGTGCAGTTCCTTTACCTGGTCTATTTGCTTTTCGCCTGGACTTACCATACGCTCCTCTTAAAATACTTCTTAAACTAAATGCCATTATACTTGTCTCCTTCTGCGCTCTGGTTTAGCCATTGTATCTCTATATACTTTAGATGCTGAAGCGCCTTGAAATTGTTGTACTGGCAAAAATATTGCTGACTTCCAATGCCTTGGATTGACTTCTATCATTTGTCCTCTAATTTGTTGAGTAAGATATCTTTTAGTTGACTTTCTTGTTTCTGGAAATCTACTAAAATTTCTTACAAACGACCAGTCAGATCTTAGTTTACTATCACTATCTACTTTATCTATTGAAGGCATTAGTCTGTCTAATAAATTTGCTCTTAATAATGGACTTAAATAATGTAAGTTTATACCACTAAAACCTGTAGGTAAAGGATCACATATTACAACTAAAGGAAGACTATCCCAATAAGGCAATGTTTCTTTAGTCATTGGATCGTAAGCAAACATATACATTTTACCTACATCTAATTGTGTTGCAACCTTACCAAGATCTGAGCTCTGTACTTCTTGAAATGTATTGATCCCAGCTGCGTAGTCTCTTACAGCATTTTGATACCAACGAGCAGATCTTTCTTGTCCATTGGTTTGTGCAAATATATCGTTAAAAGGTTTTTGGTCCATACATGTATTTATACTAGATACCGAGTTCTTTCTCAGTAACAATTCTAAATTTCATGCCTTGTTTATTACAAAAAGCCCTTGCTGTTTTCCACTTTGCTTCGTTTACAGCATAATTTGCTATTTCTTGTAGATACCTTTTTGTTTTTCTTTTACCTGGTTGAGGTGCTTTTGTAAATCTTTTAGGTTTTACTTCTATTAGATATCTTTCTTTGCCTTTTCCACTTTTAACTTCCATATAAAAATCTACAAAATATCTATGCACTTTGTTATCTATAGGACTACGATAAGGAATAGCAACCTCTTCTGAATTCCAACCTAATACAGAATTATTTAGATCACACCAGTTCATAAATTTTAATTCGTAACTTGATCTATAGACAATAGAGGTAGGGTCTCCTAAATATTTAGAAGGATTTCGAGGAATAAACTTTCCTTTATATATTTCTTTGGCATAAACCATATAAATAAGACTATAATGTTAAATAACTATTTATGAGGACTGAATGCCAACAAAAGACAAAAATTTTGGAGCTGATGAACACCATGGCGTAGAAGGTGGATCAAATGCCCTAAGGAAAATGGGGTTTGGAAATAAATCAGCAGCCAGAGATACACAATCTACATCTAATTTAGCAGACTATCAGTCATATGCAAATGACGATAAACCTGTATATACATATCCTCAAGATTTATTTAAGGATAATCAAGTTAATGGTGTATGCTTTTTTGTTAAAATTAGAAACAATAGTGTAGCAGCACAAAGCAATCCTGGCGCTAGTGGACTGGCATCAGATAGAATAGGCGCATTTAAATCTACCCATTCTGAAATGGCCACACAAATGAACAGATCCTCAGTAGAACAACAAGAAGAAGTTATGAGAACAGGTGGTGCTTTAATTGGAGCTGGTGCAGCAATGAAAATGGGTAGTAATTTTATGAAAGCAAAAGGCACAACTTGGGAAAAATTAAAATCTCTCGGAAGCGGTGGTGCAGGACTTGGAGCAGCAGCAGCTCTTGGTGCTATTGGAGCAACAGAAATAACAAGAAAGAAAAATGAAGAAGGATTTGATAATAAAAATGGAGAGTACTCTACAGGTACACAATTTTTAAATAAAGTAATACAATTACATGTTCCACAATCTATTATATCACAATACCAAGCAGATTGGAATGAAACAGAACTTGGAATGGCTGGTATATTAGCAAACAAAAGATTTGATCAAGCAAGTTTAAGAGATGTTAGTGAGGCAGCAGGAAGAGGTATTATACAAGCAGCGGCTGCATTACCAAAAGCAATAGGTGTTGATGCAGACTTAGGCGCAGCAATTGAAGCAACAAGTAGAAAGACAATCAATCCATATAAAGAACAACTATTTAAAAGTATGGGGTTTAGATCTTTTGCATTTCAATATGTATTCAATCCAAAAAATGTAGAAGAATATAACGATGTAAGATCTATTATTAATGTTTTTAAATATCACATGCACCCAGAAATTTCACCAGGACAAGCATTTCTAATTTATCCTTCAGAGTTTAATATAGAATTTTATCACGCAACAGACGGAGGTGTAAAACCTAATCCACACTTACCTAAAATTTCAGACTGTGCATTAAAAGATGTAAAAGTTACTTATGGGCCAGATGGATTCTTTAATACAGTTGCAGGAACAGATGGTATTCCCTCAGAAATAACAATGGAATTAAATTTCACAGAACTAGAAACAATGACAGCAAACAGAATAGCAGACGGATATTAAGATGGCATATTTTAACAAATTTCCAAAATTATATTATCCTACAGGAAAAACAAAAACTCTTGTCCCTGATATATTTCGCAGAGTACACATGGACAAGTTTTTTGCCAATAGAACAAACTTAACAGGATATTATGTTTCTGATGGTATGACACCAGAACTTGTATCTCAAGATATGTATGGTTCAACAGAATATCATTGGCTGGTATTGTTAACAAATGACATAATAGATGTTGCAAGAGAGTGGCCCAAATCTCAAGAAGAGCTAGTTCTTTATGTTAAAGATAAATATGGAGCTAACAATAGTTCTGATATACACCACTATGTCCTAACAGCAGATAGAAGTATTGTTGTTGATTGGGACGCTGTTAAAGCTGTTGATGGCACATACTCAGCGCTAACTAATTTAGAATACGAAGAAGAAGTAAATGATAAGAAAAGACAAATTAAAGTTTTAAATCCTTTATTCTTAAGCGCAGTAACAAAGCAGTTTAATAGATTAATGAAATAGGACCTAGCTTATTATGGCAGAAGAGCAATTAAATAAAGGTCAAGCGAATTTAGAAATAGACGATTTAACACTTGTTTCTTTAGATGGCAAAGCACAAGACCTAATAAAATATTATACAGAAATAAGATTGTTTGAATCTGTATTCATACCTACACTAACTGCTGATGTCGTTGTACGAGATCCAGAAAATATAATAGAAAGATTACCTATTGTAGGTGGCGAAACAGTCCATTTAAAATTAAGAACATCTACATTTCCTGACGCACCGGGAGCATGTATTCAAAGATCTTTTGCTGTCGCAGAAATAAAAAATAGAGGTTTAGATAACGATAGACAGCAAGTATATACACTAAAACTTGTCTCACCTGAAATGATGAACGATTCAGCAAATACACTTACAAGAGCATTTCCTGGAGCAGGTGGAGATACAAATACAGAAGCAATTGCACAACAAATTTTTGACGATCATATTGTTCAGGAAGGAAGATACTTACCTGATGATGATGAAAATAAATTAGTGATAGCCGGTTCACCTCATAAATCTTCTATACAATATATTTCTAATGCTTGGTCTCCTTTTGAAAATATGAATTATATATGTCAAAGAATACACGCAGCAGATATTGAAGGTTCAGATTTTTTCTTTTTTGAATCTAATAAAAACTATTATTTAACTAGTTTACAACACTTAATACGAGAAGGAAAGAATGGGTATTTTGAAGAATACATTTATAAACCAGGATCTCTTCCTGCTAAAGGGCGAGAAGATGGAAACTATATAGGAATACCGGTACCTGATTATTTTAATAGAATTGAAAGTATTAATATTCCTAGAACAATATCTATTATAGAAGGAAATTTGGATGGAGCATACGCTTCTAATATACAAGCATATGATATGTTTAATAAAAAATTTAAACATTTTCATTTAGATCTTATTGAAGACGGTCCTAGATATGAAAGAACAGATGATAACTCTCCTGTTCCTAGAGGCCTTCCTAAATCTGTAACAGCATATACATCTGTTAAATTATTAAACTCATATACTTGGAACTCTCCTGAACAATCTCAGGGTCTTAATGATGACGCTTTACAAACACATTATACTAGCGATGCTGTTAGAAAACAAATAATAAATAGTTTTAATGACTATCAGTTTTTAATAGAAGTTCCAGGAAGAACAGATATAGAAGTTGGTATGAGTATTAGATTAAAATATCCTAAACCAACAGCAAAAACAGCTAAAGATACAGATGAAGAAGATAAAGTTTTAAGTGGACAATATATTATAACTGAAATAAAACATAAAATAAATCCAGCAGAATATGGAATGACTCTAAGAATAACAAAAAATGGTGTTGGAAAGGATTTAGGAGGAAGTGATGAATAAGTATGGTAGTATAGGAGTAGCACCTTTTGTTTGGTGGATGGGAATTGTTGAGGATAGAATAGACCCAGCTGAAACAGGAAGAGTAAGAGTAAGAATATTTGGATATCATAGTCCAAGTACTGAAGAATTACCTACATCTGAATTGCCTTATGCAACTATAATGAATCCAGTTACAAGTTCAGGTATGAATGGTATAATGGAAGTGCCTAACATTGTAAAAGGTTCTACAGTCGTAGGGTTTTTTGCAGATCAACATCAACAAACACCTATAATAATGGGAACCATTGCTGGTAAACCTACTGAAAGAAATTTTGTAGAAGGTGAAGGCTTTACAGACCCTAAACAACTTTATCCTAAAGAACCTAAAGATGGTTATTCAGGTATTGGAGAATCTGATATACCTAGACTTGCCAGAGGTAAAGCAGCAGAAGAACATTTCTCACTAATGAATTTAAGAGAGATGAGAGATGAAAAAATACCTGTAGCAAAAGCAGGTAGTATTGCTGGTGTATTAGATGATAAAGACACAATCGATTACGAAACAAAAACATGGGACGAACCACACCCAAGAGGTGTATCAAAAGACGAAGCTGTTTATTACGACATAGTAGATAAATTAAAATCTGGAGAAGCACCTACAGGAGATGAAACATCTCTTTATCCTTATAACTTAGTTAGAGAAACAGAAGCAGGCATTGTACAAGAATTAGACAACTCTCCAGGCAACATTAGAATACATGAATTTCATCCGTCAGGCACAAATAGAGAAATACAAAATGATGGAACTAGAGTATGTAACATCGCAGGTTCAGACTATGAAATAATAGTTCAAGATAAAAATGTTCTTGTAAGGGGAGCAGCTAATGTAACTATTGAAGGAGATGCAAAACTCTTAGTTAAAGGAAATCAATACACAGAAATATCCAAAGACTGGCATATAACAGTTGGAGGAGATAAGATAGAAAACATTAATGGTAATCATGCCATGAACATAGGAACAGACTCATTAAGTAATATTAGTGGTAGTCGTTATGTTGACATAGCATCGGGTGCAGATAAAAAAGGTGGAGACTTTGAAACAATAGTAGGAAGTCAAACAACAAGCATTGGTGCAGTACAGAATGTTAATGTAGGTGGGTCTGGAGATATTACTATTAAAGGAAATCTTAATTTAAATGTAGGTAAATCATATATAGAAAAAGTAGGAACAGATCCTAAAGTTGGTGGTGGTAAAATATCACAGGTTAGAGATAGTTTTAGCATATTACAATTAGCAGATGCAAATATAGATGGTATAGAAAACTTCTTTACTATAGAAACTAAAGGAACACAGAATATACTTACACATAAAGAACAACATTTAACAGTAGGAACAGCACAAACAATAACAGTTGGTTCTACAACACCTGTAGAAAATATAACAGCAGGCAGACAATTAGTAACAATAGGCGAAAACAAAACAGATGCTATTACTGGCATACACAAATTAACCTCTCCTGAGGCAGATATTGTTTATACAGCAGGAGAAATTACAGTTAATAGCATAACACATACAGCACATACACATGAAACAACATCAATGGATACAGGAAACGGTGCTAACTCAGGTGCTACTAACGAATCTGCTTCACCAACTAGTGGAACATAATAGGAGAACAATATGAGTTGCGGACCAAGTAAAGCATTATCGGCATTAGCAGATAAAGTAGATCTTGCTAACGAAAAAATTGATGAGCTTATATTACAACCAACAATTGGTAAACTTGATGATTTAAAACAACAAGCAGAAGACGAACTCAATGGTCTAATGGGAGACTTAGAGGAAATGATTCCTGAAATAGATTTAGGTATTGAAATACCTGAGGAATTAAAGTCATTACAAGACGACTTCAAAGATGTAGGTAACTTCTTATTAGTAGGACTTGCCAAAAAAGACGCACTTGTAAGCAAAGTAAAACAAATAGAAAGTAAATGGTCTAGTGTTGATTTAGGTAACTTTAAAGATCTAAATGATGTATCATCAGCATTAAGATCTGGTGCAGCAGATTTAGATGAATTATGTAAACTATTACCTAATGCACAAGTAAAAGAAAAGGAATATGTTATTAAGAAAGGAGATACTTTATCTCAAATAGCAAAAGATAATGGTATTTCAGTACAAGAAATAATGGATAAAAATCCTAGTATTAAAGATCCTAATAAGATACAAGCAGGACAAAAAATTACAATACCAGGAAAACCTGGTGACGCATTAGATATTTCCATTAAAGGAACGCCTTTATCATTCCCTAACTTTGACTTAGGTGCTATTATATTAGGTGACGATATACCTTCAATTAGAAAACCTAAATTTGATTTAGATATTAAAGTGCTTAAAAAGTCAGCACAAGAAGATTTCTTTAATTTCAACCTACCAAACATTGACTTCTAAGTATAAATACTAATATGGCGCTACAAAAACTTAAAATATCAAGACTATACAAAGATATAGATTTGTCTTTTACTGCCAATGCTTTGTCTGGAGACATAGGAAAGAAACTAGATGTTAATGCAGTAAAGCAATCAGTTAAGAGTTTATTGTTAACAAAACCACACGAAAAGTTTTTTAATCCAGAAAGAGGTTCTGGACTACAACAATATTTGTTTGAACCAATGTCGCCCGGAATAGAAATATCTTTATCTAAGACAATAGAGTTACTAATATTAAACTATGAACCAAGAGTAGAGATAATAGATATAATTATAAAAGCTCAATATGATTTAAATTATTATGCAGTAACTCTTATTTTTAAAGTAATAGGTATTAACGAACCACAGGAATTAACAGTAAACCTTACGAGGTTGAGATAGGAACATGGCACAATTAAATGTATCAGAATTAGACTTTGAGAATATCAAAGCAAACTTAAAAACTTTTTTAAAGTCTCAGACAGAATTTTCAGACTATAACTTTGAAGGATCAGGTATGAATGTCATACTAGATCTTTTAGCATATAACACCCATTACAATGGTATGTTAGCGCACATGCTGGCAAATGAAAATTTTATAGACACAGCAGTTAAAAGAGAATCAGTAGTTTCAATAGCAAAAGGATTGGGTTATGTACCCAGATCACGAAGAGGAGCTATAGCAAAAGTTAATCTTTCTATAGAACCACCTGCCAGCTTTACAAATACAACATTAGAAATTAGTAGAAATAAACCTTTTTCAACAACTGTAGATGGTACAACATTTACATTTTTTCCAACACAATCAACAACAGTTAATGCTACAACAGCAGGTGGTGTTGGCCCTTATTATTTGTATGGAACATGTATATTACCTTCAACATCAACAGACAAACAAGGATTTTATTATCCTGTTTACTTAACAGAGGCAGCAGCAGTTGCAGCAGATACAGGCGGAACAGGAGCAACAACATACACATTCAAAGAATATTCAGGCACAAGTTTTTATATGCCTAATAGTAGCATCAATGCTCATAAAGAAACACTAGGAACAGTTACTACAAACTATGGAGGAATAACAGTAGATAGTGGTTTGGCATATGGTAGATACACAGGACAAGCAGCAGATTCAATCACTAAAACACAATTTAATTATAATTTATTAGAAATAAAAGAAGGAACAAGAGTACAGAATAAATTTGTAGTAGAAACAGCAAATCTACAAGGTCCATTTGTTCTTCCTAATGTAGCAGCAGATACAGATACTTTAAGAGTAAGAGTACAAAACTCAGCATCTGATTTAACTGTTATTACATATAATAAATCTGATAAACTATTAGATGTAAAATCAGACACAAAAACATATTGGTGTGAGGAAGGAGCAGACGGCTTATTTCAAATAAGATTTGGTGATGATGTTATAGGCAAAAAATTAGCAACAGGTAATATTGTTATTGTAGACTATGTAGTTTCTAACGCATCAAATGCTAACTTTGCAAAAACATTTACATTAAGTTCAGCAGTTTCAGCGTCAGGCGAGGCAAGAACATTAGATACTGCCATAGCAGGATTTGGAGGAGCGTCAAAAGAAAGTGTTGATGAAATTAGATTCAACGCTCCTAGATTTAATGCTACAAAAGAAAGAGCAGTAACATCTTCAGACTATGAGTCACTAATATTACAAAGTAATCCTAACATACAATCTGTTTCTGTTTGGGGAGGAGAGAAAAACGATCCGCCTATATATGGTAAAGTGTTTATATCGTTAAATCCGGTAACAGGTTCAATTATAACAGAAGCAGATAAAGATAACATTAAGACTTCTATTATTGATCCTAAAACACCTGTAGCAATAACACCAGAATTTGTAGATCCAGAATTTGTTCATATAGGATTAGATATAAATGTAGCATACAATCCTAAATTAACAACATTAAGCAAAGGTGAATTACAAAACGCAGCTGATACAGCAGTTAACTTATATTTTAATACAGATCTGAATAAATTAAATAAAAGTTTTTATAATACAAAACTTCATGATAGCATTAAAGCAGTTTCAGAATCTATTATTGCTATTAGTATTACAAGTAGACTACAAAAAAGAATTAAACCTGATTTAGCAGTATCTAAAAACTATTCAATACAATTTAACCAAAGACTACAACCAAGAGAAATAACAAGTTCATATTTTAATATTACATCTGGTGGTTCAACTTATAAAGTATCACTAACAGATGTGCCAGGAAGTTCTGTAGTTCCTCCATTATATAGTGGAACAGGAACAGTTAATGCTATTAAAACAGACGGAACAATAATAGAGGCAGTAGGTACTATTGATTATGATTCTGGTACAATTACAATACCTTCTATGACAGTTGCATCTTTATATGGAACAGAAACAAAATTAAGAATTAATGCAGTAACACAAAGAGATGTTAGAGATATTACAACACAAGCTCTAGTTAGAACATCAGACACATCTACAGCAGCAGTGGTTGCTAAACCAAGTAGAAATGTTGTTTTAACTTTAGATGATAGTGTAACAGATTCTACTATTAATACAAAAGTAGGATTGAATATTTCAGCAACTCCTGAAGTCGAAGAGATCTAATGACAGATTATATTCCATCACATTATAGATTTGTATCATCTATAACAGTAACAGCCGGAGGAACAGGATACTTTAATCCTCCTACGGTTACTATTGAAGGTGGTGGAGGCACAGGAGCAGAAGCAACTGCAACAATATTTAGTGGTTCAATTACAACCATTACAGTTACCAACATAGGTACAGGATATACATCTACACCTACAGTTACTATAACACCTAATGCTTTAGATACTTCTGCTACAGGAGCAACAGCAACAGTAATTTTAGATGCTGCACAAGGAACAACATTAACAGAAACTAGAAATACATCTTATAATATTAAAAATCAAATACCAGAATGGGTAAGAGACGACAATCCAAATTTTGTTACCTTCCTCGAAAAATATTATGCTTTTATGGATACAGACGGCAATGCCGGCGCAGAAGTTTTAAATTATTCTAATGATATAGATTACGCAGAAGAAACATTTTTAGAAAAATGGCGTAAAGCATTAGTACATGATTTTCCTACTTCTGCAAAAATAGATAAAAAGTTTTTCTATAAAAGAGCTAAAGATGTATATGAATCTAAAGGTAGTAGACGATCTATAGAATTGTTCTTTAGAGCAATGTTTGGAGAAGAAGTTACAGTAGAATATCCAGGACAACATACACTCAAACCTTCTGATGGTATTTATTCTGTAGAACGAGCGCTTAAATTACAAGAAGCAGAACATGGTGGTGTAAAAGAACCATTAGAACTTACAGGTAAAAAGATTGATATTCGTTTCTACGAAACAACAGGTTCAGTAACAATTTTAAAAACTCTTGGAGCAACAGTAAAAAGAGTAGAAAAGAATACATATCAAACAAACGGATTAACACTACAACGATTTGAGTTAATTGTAGATTTTGATACTACAACATCTAAAGTCGTAGGACCAGGTGCTGGAGCTTCAGCAACTGCAGCAGTAAGTGGTGGAGCAGTTACAGGATTTACAGTATCAAACGGCGGAGGAGGATATGACTCAGCGCCTGCAGTAACAGTATTCCACGCAGATGGCTCAGGTGCAGCAGGAACAGCAGTAGTAAGTGATGGTGTTATAACAGGTATCAATTTAACAGCAGGTGGTAGTGGTTATACATCAGCACCTACTATAGAATTTAATACAGATAATCTTAAAACTTATGTCGTAGATGACGGCGCAGCAAATAACGAATCAGATATTTACGGCTACCTTGTTAGAGTATTAACAGGTGTAACATATAAATCTTATGCCGGCTCAGCAGCAGATGCTGGTTTTAAAGTAGGACAGATTTATTTAATAAACGAAACAGGAGATGACGGTAGAGGATATGCAGTAACAGGTTATTTTGCTGAAGACTACACATTTAAAGGTGGAGCCAATGATGCTTATGTAAGAGTTACAGCTATAGACACAGCAGGAAAACCAACAGCATTTACAGTTATCAACCCTGGTTCAACATTCTTAAACGCATCAACAGATATCTTACTTACATCTCCAAGAGGAGAACAGGTAACAGTTACAATTACAACTGGTTATTTGTTTGAGTATGAAGGTAAATGGAAAGATGATAGAGGAAAACTATCAGATGTAAATAGAATACAAGACAATAAAAGATATCAACCATATTCTTATATTATTAAATCCAATGTTGCACAAACAACATGGGATAGAAGTTTAAGAGATACAATCCATCCAGCAGGTATGGAAGTATTTGGAGATCTTATTATTAAGAGTGAAATACTCTTTAACCCAGAATTTATAGTAGAAACCACAGGTACTATATTCTATAAATTCATAGCTACAGACATTGTATCTACTTCTGAGACAATAGCAAAACATTTTGCTGTTGCTTATACAGATACAGGTACAACAGCAGAGTCCCATGCAATTGCATTCTCACAAGGAACACATACAGAATCATTATCAGCCTCAGACCAAGGTAATCAACCTTATGTTGTAGACGGATATTGGAATGATAGTTCTGACGGCACAGTCGCAGATAACTATTGCCTAGGTGATGAACAATTTGATTGGACAATGACAAAAGGAGTAGCAGATTCAGCAACAACATCAGATAGTATAGCTACTGGTGCAGTTTACAATAGGTCGTTCGCTGAGACACCTACAGTAACAGAAACATTCCTTATAGGACAAACTAGGGAATTCTCAGAATCATTATCAGCAGCACAAACTTTCGCAGTATTATCATCAATACCTGTAACGGAGACAGTAACAGTAAGTGATGCTAATATATTAGGAATTAATAATGCAGTTTCGGAAGGATTAAATGCTTCTGAAGCTCTAGACAGTATAAATACAAGTAAAGGAATAACAAACACCTTAGCCGACATAACAGATGTTGCTGCTAAAGCACTAAGTAAACCAGCAGTAGCTGATAGTGCAACGGCAACAGATGTAGGAGTAGGATCAGTACAAGACTATGTAGACCCTACTTATCTAAGTGAAGACTATGTAGGTGTTGGTTGGAACATTACATAAACATAATTAGGAGATAAAAATGTTTAATAAAGACGAAACTAAAGCTACAGGTAAGCTTACAGTTGAAATCAAAGACAAAGACGGCAAAGTCAAAGACACTAGACAACTAACAAATCTAGTAGTAAGTGATGGCCTAGATTTTATTGCATCTAGAATGAAAGATGCTACAGCAACAGCTATGTCTCACATGGCTATTGGTACAGGTAATACAGCAGCAGCTTCTGGAGATTCCTCTCTAGGAACTGAAGCAGCTCGTCAAGCTCTTACAAGCACAACAGTTAACAACAATGCTGTTTCTTATGTTGCATCTTTTGCAGCAGGAACAGGTACTGGTGCTATTACAGAAGCAGGTATTTTGAATGCCGGTTCTGGTGGTACTCTACTTTGTAGAACAGTATTCTCAGTAGTTAACAAAGGTGCAAGTGATTCAATGACAATTACTTGGACAATTACTATTTCTTAAGGGAAATAAATGGCATTAATACTTCGTAGACTAGGCAGAGTAGAATTAGCTCGTACATTCCACAGGGATATTAGAAATAATAACGACTATTTTCACTTTGCCGTTGGTAGGACAAGTGCTTGGACAGATGATACTGTTCCTGAGACTCCTATTGATTCAGACTCTTACATATCAGAGTTTAGACGAAGCATGATGTTTACTCAAAGAATAGATTCAGCAGATGTGTGCTTACTTGCCAAGAGAAGAAATTGGACAAGTGGCACCGTCTATGATCAGTATGATGATAATTATTCATCTACAATACAATCTAATTCAGGAGCAACAACATTAGCAGATGCAACATTTTTTGTTGTAACAGATGAATTTAAAGTCTACAAATGTATTAGCAATAACTTCAACGGAACTTCAACAGTTAAACCTACAAGTACAGGAACATCTGTATTTGAATTATCAGATAAATATAATTGGAAATTTATGTTCCAAATCTCAGCATCAGACCAAACAAAATTTTTAGATGCAGAATATATTCCTGTTAGAAAATTAACAGGCAACCCGCTCCACGATGTTACAGGAGAAGTAGATAGTATTACAGTAGATGCTGGAGGCTCTGGTTATACATCAGCACCAACAGTAGTTATATCAGGAGATGGAGATGGTTTAGCAACAGGTACTGCCACAGTAAGTGGAGGAGCAGTTACAGGTGTTACAATTAACACATCAGGTTCAGGTTTTAGTTTTGCTTTTGTATCATTCACAGGAGGTGGAGGTTCAGGAGCAACAGCAACAGTTAATTTAGGAGACGCAGACTCACTTCCAGCATTACAAAGTGCTGTAGAAGGAGCAGCAATATCAGGAACATTAGACAGAGTAACTATTGAAAATCCTGGTAAAGATTACGCACAAGGAGATGTTCAAATCTCAGTAACAGGCGATGGTTCAGGAGCAGAAGCAAGTGCTTATGTTAACGCAGCTACAGGAGCACTAACAGAAATAAGAGTTACAAATCCTGGATCAGGATATTCATACGCAAACATAGTTATTACAAACACATCAGCACCAGGAACAGATGCTACAGCAAGAGCAATTATATCTCCTCAAGGAGGACATGGTTCCAATGCAGTCAGAGAATTGTTTGCACACAATTTAGGTATAACAGTAAACTTCTCAGACAACGACAATAAAGATTTAATATTAGGCAATGACTTTAGACAAATCGGCCTAATTAAAAACATTACTAATACAAGTGATGTTGTCTATACAACGAACACAGCTACTGCATGTCATATTGTAAATGTGGCATCAGGACAAACAAGTAATTACGCAGCAGACGACGAAATTACTACAAACGATGGAGGTAAATTTAAAGTCATACAAATAGATGAAACGAATAATAATATTTACTTGACAGCAGAAATACCTCTGATAACTAATACATCAACATTAACAAATTCTACTCAAAGTATCAGTAGTCTGAGTATAAATAGTTTTACAGCGCCGGAAGTTAAAAATTCTTCAGGCGAAATTATATATTTAGACAACAGGTCGCCAATCATAAGATCAGCAGACCAAGTAGAACAAGTAAAGGCACTAATTAGGTTTTAACAAATGGCACTAAATTTAAACGCATCACCATATTACGACGATTTTAGCGATAGTAAAAACTTCCACAGGGTTTTATTTAAACCAGGTGTAGCCGTACAAGCAAGAGAACTCACACAATTACAAACACTATTACAAGATCAATTAGGTAAAGGTTTTGGTTTTGTTTTACAAGAAGGTGCTGTTGTTAGTGGTTGCTCAGAAACACAATTAGTTAGAGATTGGATAAAAATATTTGACACAGATAACTCCTCGGTTGCTGTTGATAACAATACATTATCTAACTATGTAGGAGATACACTAACTGGCGGAACAACAGGCCTAACAGCAACAATAACTAATGTGGCAACAGGTACACAAGCAGCATCTCCTGATCTTAAAAAATTATATTTTAATTACACAAATGGTTCTGCATCATACACTAGTTTCCAAGAGTCAGAAGTCCTAACAGTTACTTCTACAGACTCAGGTAGAAATGGAGATACTTTTGTTGTTTACACAGGAACTTCAACAACAAATCCTAAAGATAACTATTCAGGACAAACTATAGAATATGTTTTAGATCCTGGTGTTATATATGCTCGTGGTAATTTTATTAAAACAACTAAAATTAGAACCTTAGCAAATAGATATACAGAACTAGCAAATGCAGAAATAGGTTTTGTAGTAGCAGAAACAACTGTAGGTTCAGCAACAGACACAACTTTATTAGATCCAGCGCAGGGCTCATTTAACTACAACGCACCTGGAGCAGACAGACTACAATTTACAGTAACATTAGCTTCTTATGAAGAAACAGATACAAAACCAGAAAACTTTTATCTTTATGTTAAACATGAACAAGGTGGAGCGGTTAGATCTAGAACAAAAGATAATCCATTATCAGGTGTAGGACAAGTTATAGCAAATAGAACTTATGACGAGTCAGGTAACTATACAGTCAGAGGAAATAAAATAGATCTTAGAGAACATTTACAAAATGCAACAGGTACAAATGGTGGTGTTTATACAAGTGCTAAAGGAGGCCTATCCTCAGCTCTTGTTTTAGGTGTTGAACCAGGTGTAAGTTATGTAGGTGGTTTTAAAAGAGAACTACAATCAACAAAAAGAATTAACATACAAAAACCAAATGATTTTGTAACAAGAGAATCTATTCCTATTTCAACATCTTTTGGTAACTACATTAACTTATCTTATGTCTCAGGTATATGGGATATAGATGGTGGCGGTTCTATAGATTTATATGACACAGTACAAAACGGAGCATCCTCAGCAGCAGGAACAAAAATAGGAACAGCAAAAGCTAGGCATATAGTTTATTCTAGTGGCACACCAGGAGCTACAGCAGCAGAATACAAACTTTATATTTACGATATACAGATGACAGGAAGTGATTTCCAATCTG